AGTTTCTGCTAACCAAATATTTCTTTTGATGTTTGCAAGTTCCTCCGCGTTAACTAACACACTGACGTTTCCGTGCTTCTTGCGTAAGTTAAGTTTATCCAACGCCCGCATGGCATCGTCTAAAAAATACTCTATTGCTTCGCTGGTATCTCTCTCCATTACTCGGATCTCCACCCTTATAGTTGCCTTGGTAAATAAAAAAGTCCCTGGCTTTTGGCCCCACTGCCAGGGGAGTGGTCTCGAAAAGTCACTCCTATATAGATGGGTTTCACCATAGGAGGACTTTTTGGCCATTAAAAGTCCCTAGCTTCGGCCCCACTGCCAGGGGGAGTGGTGGAAAAAGGTTTTTCAAGCGTGGAAGATTGCACTCAAAAGACCTTCTGGCCATTAAAGCTTAGTTCCACTCCACCTTCTTCAAAGCATCAGGTGCAGGAGTTGCCGTCGCTTGCTGCGTGGTATCTCCACTCGATGCCTGTGGTGTTGCCTCAGAAGATTGCTTTCCGTAAGAGCCAATCTTGTTGTTGATGTAGCCGTTGTATTCTTCCTGCGTAATCTTCGCGTGGAAGGTCAAGCCCATGGCACGATTGACATGCTCTGGCTCAACAGCCCCAGCCCCTTCTTGCAGAGCGCCACATGCACGCAGCCAGTTCTTGAGTTTGCTCAACGCCACCTTATTGCCCAGCACGAAGAAGTCTCGTATCGGGCGACGATCGGCGTACTGTGAATCCGCGAAGGCGAAATCAACAGTCATCATGTCGTTGCCTTTGGAGCTCACCGCTTGGTCATCAAAGTCAACCGCTTTCATGAGGTACTCTCCCGGGGGGAGTGGCTCAGATCCTACGGTGTCTGAAACATCAGAGATGTCTATTTTATTATCGAAAAAGCCCATGGTTATACTCCTTATGCAGCTTCTTTAGTGGATGGTTCCAGAGCTTTGACGTAAGCCTGGTAAAAAGAATCCCATTCCAACGGCAGTTGGTTGGGTAATGTGAGTCTAGATTTTGCCTCGAAGCCCATTGCATATTTGGTATGCAACAATCGATTACCGTGGCTCTTCGGCTTGCCGTCATTGACTGACTTGTCGTAGTCCGCGAACAGATTGAAATCAACCCAGTCCTTGATCAGGCTGTTGACCTTCTTGTTCGATCGCATCTGGAATGCGTGGTACTCGCCCACGGTAGGGTCAACGATCGTCTTGTCGCCAACATGACTCAACAGGATGATGTTCATGTCACGTTGTTCAAAACAAATGTTGAGGCCCTGCAGTAGCTTACGCCATGCATTCTCCTCCGCGACATAGAAAGCGCCGTACCCTGCAGCCTTATCCTGAGGGCCAGACCATCCGTTGGACTCACAGACAAACTCCTCTCCAAACTTGGAGGCTGCATCTGTGGTGTCAATCACAACTGTCTGATAGTCATGAGACTCCTCGATCAAGGTCTTCACTTGCTGTAACAATTGATTCCACGTCTCAATGACAGGGAATCGTGCCGCGTTGTCGATGAATTTCAGGCCATCTTCTGCCTGTATAAAGATGGGGCTCGGAGCATTTGCACCAAAGGTGCTTTTGCCAATCCCATCCACGCCTTGGACATTCACACGCACAGGCGGTGGTTGCCCATCAGTCCTTTTAGGCTGACTCTCAATTTGATCCAACAGACTCATAGGTTCTCCTTCAGTTTGTCAGTGTTGATCTCTTTGATCTTGAAAGGACCAAGCTTGATGGAGTGCGCGGCATGTAGTCTTTGCACCAAGGCATCCTCTGGATTGGCCATAGCGAAAGATTCAAAGGCACGGTAGTCAACCTTGATCGTGGTTTGTTGAGACATGAACGCTGGATGATCTTCTGCTTGAAGGCCATCTAGGATTTCAGTGAGTACTTCTTGATCCCAAACGTGATTACGTTTGATTTCGGTCGTAATCCCTCGATGAGATTTTTGACCACCCTGGTTGCTGAGTAGCAACTTTTGCTGGGCAAGCTCTTCTGTTGACAACAATTGTTGCTCGAGCTTCTTGATGCGTACATCAAGTTCTTGCTTTGATTGCTGTAACTCTTGCAGTCGCACAGCCAATTCGACAACGTTATCCATTGCTTCCTCTCTTCACTCTCTACTCTCAACGAAATCGAATTTGCCACACATCTTTGCTAGGTGCAATACTTTTGTACAAAAAAAATGATGGATTTGAATTATCTGATCAATTAAGATCGCGGAATCAAATCATATAAAGAACGTGCAATAGCCGTGGGAGCAATGATGTCAAGCGAAGAGAAAGATTTGGGGATCACCATTGAGAACGTAGATCAGCTACCTCCGAAGGGTTCTCATGGGAAAGGTCGCTGGCAGCGGCTGCTAGAAAAGCTAGATGACGGCACGATCTTTTCGATCGAGGACGATGAAGATCAGTCCGTGCACAGTAAGTACCGAAGTATCAGGACAGCTGCTATTTCTATGGGCCGCCAGGTCAGTGTTCGCAGCCTAGATGATGGGCGCATGATGATCGAGCTTGTCAGCAAGGACGGATGATGCCCTTTTTCTTGGAGGAACATTCTGGAGAGGATATATCTCCAGAAGCCAAAGAGGAAATGTTGTTGATGATGTGGGAGTGGGGGATGCATATCATTCCCTGCGGTTCGCCCAGCGAGATGGTCCCGCAATATTTCCGAAACCGAAATCCCTTCGCGGAGGAGGATGAACTCAGGAGAAAGTGGGCCAAGACACCACGCATGAACTGGCGGCACTATCAGAAGATACAGCCGTCGCGTGAAGAGATCACCCAGTGGCACAAGCAGTACCCGCACGCGAACTGGGCCGCTATCACAGGCATCAACTTTGTTGTCGTTGATTCAGACTCCAATGAAAGCACCCAGTGGATTCAGGACGGCAACATCAGTAGCACCCCGATGACGCAGTCCAGCCCCTCAGGGGGTAGGCATTTCTTTTACAGCGCACCGACCAACCGAGTGGTGCGTAACAGCGTCGGTCAAAACAAGATCGATGTCCGGGGGGAAGGCGGCTACATCATGGTGGTGCCATCCTACAACTACCGTATGCAATACGATGAGTCATTCCTCATCAACGACTTCGATGAACTGCCACTGCTGACCGAGGAGGATATCCAGAAAGTCTTCTCGTTCAACAATGACGGCAAGGTGGTCTCCCTGCGGGAGAAGTTGACTGAGGAGCCACGATCGCAAGGGAGCCGCAACGACACACTGGCTAGATTGGTAGGCAAGTGGATCAAAGAAGGCTGGGGTATGCGTGAGATCCTGATCAAAGCGCATGACTGGAACCAGACCTGTGAACCCCCACTGGACTTACTTGAGACAACACGCACCACTATCTCTATCGCGGAAGGGCACGTCAAACGACACCCAGAGGATGTGGATGCTGGTGTCTTGGACTGGAAGACCAGCACTTGGAACACTGATGTCAAAGAGGACTTGCAGTACATCCAAGGACAGGAGGATGTTCAGGAGCCCGAGACGGTCACGTCAGGTCCGCTGGGGCTCAAGCCGTTCAGCGACGATGAATGGACTGACCTGAAGACTAGCACCATTGATCAGTACTGGGGTGATGCCTTCATCTTTGAGAAGAGTCGAGTGCTGTTGCTGGGCAAACCAAAGATTGGTAAATCGAATTGGCTTGGGGCGTTTGCTGCAGGTGCGACAACGGGTACAGACTTCATGGAGGTGCCGTTCAGTCGCCCTCTGAAGGTCATGTGGTTTCAGGCAGAGATCATTGCAGAGTTCCTGAAGCGGCGTATTGAGGTGTACTACCGGCGCTTTGCAGCTGACCCAGAGGTGCAGAGGATTGGCTATGACAACTTGATTATCAGCGGGCGGCTGCGTAAGAACCTGATGCGTGATGCAGATATCCAAGCGTTCTCTGATGAGATCGCCTTTCATAAACCAGACATCGTTATGATTGACCCCATCATCAACTTCTTTGATGGTGAGGAGAACAACAACAGTGATATCCGTAGGCTGATGGACCGCATAGATATGCTCATGGAGATGAACAACGTATCGGTTATTCTGGCTCATCACACCGGCAAGGAGCGGGCCGACGACAAATCATTCCTCTCTGCTCGAGGGGGCTCCGTGTTTGCGGGGTGGTTTGATAGTGGCATCAAGCTCAGTGGTGAGAAGCCCGAGATCAATCTGTTTTATGAGGCCCGTAATGCTCAAGAGCCTGAGGAGCACATGGCGTTCTTCGATTTTGACGAGGGCATATGGAAGCGCAGCATGTGGACGCCTAAGAGAAAGCATGAGGTGTCTGAGGAGGATGAGGTGAAGATTGCCCAAGTGGTGGCCTCAGCCATGAGCAGTACGACCTTCTACAAGCGGAAGGAGCTTGAGATGTTGGCGCGGGAAGCCCTGGGCACCGCCAAAATGAACAGCGGTGAGCGTGCTGCCATGAAGGCAGTGAGCTACGTTCAGAAGTACATGGGTAATGTGGTCAAGACACATGCAGAACCGGGCAAGGCGGTGTGGCACTATCTAGCATCAAACGAAATGCAGAGACCGTGGGAGGCTGAATGAATCCTTACTTCACCAAAGGGGCTACGTGCCTTAGTTTTTCAGGGGGGCGCACGTCTGCGTACATGCTGTACAAGACGCTTGAAGCACACGATGGGGTGTTGCCTGAGGAGACCGTCGTTACCTTTGCGAACACCGGCATGGAGCATCCAGCGACACTGGATTTTGTCAGGGACTGCGGCGAGCAGTGGGGCGTTGATATTGTCTGGCTGGAGGCAACAGCTAGGATCGGTGGTGACGGCGAGAACAAGTACGTCTATGGGTACAAGGTGGTCAGTTACGATACGGCGAGTAGAAATGGTGAGCCGTTTGCGGATTTGATAACCGCTAGAAATTACCTTCCCAACCCAGTCGCACGGTTTTGCACGGCTGACCTGAAGATACGCAGAATCAATGACTATCTGATCGACCAAGGGCTGAAAGAACACACTACCCTAATTGGTCTACGGGCTGATGAACCACGCAGGGCGGTCAGAATGCACAACCAGAAGCGGGAGGGCGGCGATTGCTGGTGCCCCTTGTACGTGGACGGTGTCACCAAAGAGATTGTTTCTGATTTTTGGAAGCAGCAGAACTTTGACTTGACGTTACCGAATCGTAACGGGGTGACCGACCTTGGTAACTGCACGCTCTGCTTCCTGAAGGGGCCCAACAAGAAGCTGTCGATCATTCGCCAGCAACCTGGCCTCGCAGACTGGTGGATCGAGCAAGAGGAAAAGATTGGCTCCACCTTTAGGAACGATCAGCCGGACTACTCAACGATGCAAATGATTGCGACAACGCAGACAGATATGTTTGGTGATTTCGATGAGGAAAACGCCATTGATTGTTTTTGCACGGAATAGTCAAAAAATAGCGAGAGGAACATGATTCACTATCACGGGTTACCGATGAGCGGTGGCGACCAGTCAGCCCTCTCTATGCAGGGTAAGCATACCTTCGTGTCGTTCGCGCATGGGTCTGTCGTTGAGTTAGCGGCAGAGGTTAGCCAGAGCTTCGCCCTCGATAATGGTGCGTTTACAGCATGGAAAGGCGGCAAAGCGTTCGATATTGAGGGGTATGCCGCGTTTGTGAGCAGTTGGGCAAGACACCCAGGGTTTGATTTTTATATCATCCCTGATGTCATCGACGGCGATTACAACGACAACGCTCGTATGAGGGCGGCATGGCGGAATCAATGTGACTATCGTGTTTGGAATCAAGGCGTGCCGGTATGGCACTTCCACGAACCGTTAGAAATATTGAGAGACCTGTGCCACGCCTTCAACCGTGTAGCGATCGGGTCAAGCGGCGAGTACTCGGTTGTTGGCAGTCCAGCGTGGTGGGGCAGAATTGCAGAGGCGATGCCTTTTGCGTGCGATGAAGAAGGTAGGCCGATATCAAAGCTTCACGGACTACGGATGCTTGATCCGACAATCTTCTCCCACCTGCCATTGTCTTCTGCTGACTCGACCAACGTTGCTCGGAATTGTGGGATAGACAAACGTTGGCGTGGACCCTACGCCCCACGATCCGCACGCACTAGGGCGCTGGTCATGATGGAAAGGATAGAAGCGCATGGTTCAGCTGCTCGATGGGCAGGATCAACGGGACTCACTCAAAACCTAGAGTTGATCGGATGAAAAAAGCAGGGGGGATAAAGTAAAAAGCCTCACCGCCGATGGTTAGTAGCTACCGGAAGTGGCCGATAGCTGGGGATTCGGCAGGTGAGGCACCCAAAGCAACAGGGTGAAGACAGTGTATCAGAGTTGGATATGGGATGTGAAGCGAGTGTTGGATCTAGAAATAAAATATGCAGGGAGAAACGATCTGACGTACATCGATCATCTGCAGAAAAAAAACTCAAATGATCTGTCTTTCTACCCACATGTGGTGTTTGAAAGAGAAGTCGATAAGCAAAGAATCCTCATAGCATTGGTTAATCGACAGCACGCTGGCTATCTGTATCACGGCAAGATGGCCTTCGGGGAAGCCCTGAGGATACATCAGGCATGCATTGAGTACGATCTAAGGGGCAATTGGTATGGTGCTGGACTGGTTAAATTTCTTGAAGACTTGGGCAAGATAAATGATATCGGCAGCATTTCTTTGAGATGTGGATCAGATATCTCTGCAAATAAATTCTGGGAGTTGATGGGCTTTAGTTGTATCGACATAAAGCCTGGGGGAGTGACCAGAATGAGAGACATCAACGTCTGGTACAAACAGATCACTGAAGATTTGCTTGGGGATAAACCTTCTATTGCCCTTGAGCCAAGCACAAAGAAGAGAGACGGGAGCGTATGGAGAAAGAAAAAGGAGGGGACATCACAGAACAATATGCTAAGAGGTAAAGCCTTACTTCAGTACCGACAAAAGGTCTTGGATGAGATTGAGGCTGAGAACACTTAGCGATGAAAGTTAATGTAAAATCTAGGATCGGTATCGACCTACTTTTGGTGAAAAACGTAGGTGCAAGGGGGGTTTTCGGTTTTGCACCTACCCCCCTGGTAAATGAGGTAAGTCATTGATTTATAAAGTAGGTGCACGTAGGTGCATAGGTGCAGCGTGCAGTACCGTGCACCTTGCACCTACGCTCTGTAAGTCTTTGATTTATAAGGTAGGTGCAAAGGTGCATAGGTGCACCTCTAAAGAGGGGGAGAGAACTCTTCATAGTTCTCCCCAACGGGGGACCTCCCTCTTCCCTCTTAGAGGGGTTGGAAAAAAAGAAAAAATTTTTTTAAATGGCACACTGAAAAGGGTGAAAACGAATCCCAGGTGAGGCGTATGAGTGAGGCAAGTGAGGCGGGTGAGTTGATTGAGTCAGGTGAGTATGGGGAACCGATTGAGGTCGAGCTCGGGGATGATATGTTATTCCGGCCCAATCGATATGCGCCCAACAAGTATCGAAGAAGGAGACTGACTAAGAAGCAGCAGAAGTTTGTGCAGCTGTATGTGCACAATGATTTAACGAATACAGAGTGCGCCCATCGTGCAGGGTATTCACATCCTTCCCAAGTAGCATCGGTGCTGCTGAACCAGACAAAGTTCCTGCATGTGCAGGAAACGATTAAGGAGTTGCAGGAGGGGTATCAGAAGAAGTACGAGATCTCGTTTGAGAAGTCTGCTCGAGATCTTCAGATGATTAGGGATGCTGCTGTGGAGGAGGGGAAGTACAGTGCTGCTGTTCAAGCAGAGTTGGGCAGAGCGAAGCTGGGTGGGCTGCTGATTGAGAAGAAGGAGATCAAGCATGGGTTCATTGATCAGATGGACAGATCGGAGGTAGAGGATAGGCTACGGAAGCTTATTGAAACGAACCAACTTGCGCCCGAATTACAGGATCGTGTGCTTGCGGTCGAGCATGAGGAAGATGCGGCTATTGAAGATGCTGAAGAACATCAGCACCTCCAAGAGGAAGAGGAAGAGGATGAGGGTCAAGGTGAAGAGCTTCATGATGAGGAAGACCTCGAGGGTGATCTCGATCCTGATGAAGAGAGCTTGGTGTAGAGGAAATGCGGCCTGAAATGCTTGCCCTTGCGGGCTAATTCTGTGAGCCGTTTCCTGGAGGCAAGCGCCTTGCGTGCTCTGTACTCCTTGAGTTTGTGCTCATGACTACAGAATCTCGATTGGGCTTGTATGTTAGTGTACGTCTTCCCACACCAAGCACATGCAAATTTTCTCTCCTGTTTGAGTGTGTGCAAGGTGTGGGAATTTGATCGTAGACCTCCCCGTTTCTTGGGATTATCCATTGTGAGAATCAGTCTTTAAGCGGACCATCCCTGCCTCAAAGGGAGAGACTGATGGTGTGACGCTGGCGTCTATGATCTCATCCTCGTGGATGCAGTTGTCGCGTAACAACTTTGATAGGTGCTTGAACATGCACCAGTAGTTGCCGTAATTGATGGGGCAGGGAGTGATCAAGTCCTCCCTGCCGTCAACGAAACGAATTCTAAGATTCAACATTGTATATCTCCCTATCTGCTTTGATGACTATCTCCCCAATCGCTTGTATCAATTGAGGTACTACTGCGTTACCTAGTCCTTTAAGTCGGTCCACCCTATTGGGAACCCCATGAGCCATTCGACCCACGCTGGGTTCAGGGAGCCAGCAAGCTTGCCTTTCGGTGTTTGATAATTTGAATGAGCCTCTACTGCATCGGCCAACGTGTTGGTCATTGGATTCCTGCCCGATTTCCTCATGGCCTCTTTGCTTCGTGCACCCTTGTATTCTCTTGTCGTTGGCGTTGGCCATACCCCCCACACCACCTCTTGGATCTTCATCTTTTTGACCGCTGTTGCTAGACCATCCCCCGATTTCTTGGTCAGGCCTTTCCTGTTGTAGTTGCCCTTCACTGTGGGTGTCGGCCAAAGAGGGATCGCGGTAGGCGATAACGAAGACTCTGTCTCTTCTGTGCTTGGCATCGACGGCAACAGCCGGTAGTACGAATTTCCTGACTTCGTAGTGTTCTCTTTCCAAGTCAGATTGCACGTCGTCGAGTGCCATGTTGAGGAAGCCAAAAACATTCTCTCCAATAACCCATCGTGGCTTGACCTCTTGGATGACTCTAAGCATCTCAGGCCAGAGGTGACGGTCATCGTCCTTGCCTCTTCTGGTGCCTGCGACTGAGAATGGTTGGCAAGGGAATCCCCCGCAAACAACGTCAATTGTTCCTGCAAATTCTTGTCCATCTAAGTTCCTTATGTCTTCGTGAATAGGTAAGTCGGGCCAATGCTTGGCGAGTATCTTTCTGCAGTGAGGGTCTTTCTCACACATGGCAATGGTGGACATTCCTGCCCACTCAAGGCCCAATGAGAACCCGCCAATGCCTGAGAATAGGTCAAGGACTTTCATCGAATTCCTCCGTATCAATGGTGGGGTCTAAGTCTTCGATGTCGTAAGGTTCAAGGTCTCCGAATATCGCAATCTCTTCAGCCTCTTGTTCATTGTGGGCGAGAACGCTGTAACGCTCACAGGTGGTCTTGGTGATGGTTACTTCAAACTTACGCATTGGCCATCCTCCAGTACAGAAACGCATTGTCTTCTGGCAGATCATTCATCCAGACCCATCCTTTTTCTTCGCTTTCTTTTTCATGCACTCGCTTGTAGTACGCGAGGTTCTCCTCAGTGGGCTTGACCTTGATCGTGTAGATTGATCCGTCAGATTTATCAAAGAAGGTCACCTTCGCTTTCAGTTGGCGCTTCATTTCTTTGATTGATAGATGCTCGTTCAATAGGTGGACGATCAAGAAATCTAGGAGTTCTTTGTCGGACCACATGAAAACAGGCGTGTCATCAGTAATCGCAAAGACTGTGACATCGTTTTCTTCAGCGTCTGCCAATACCGACTTGAACTGCTCATCTGTTAGGTGAGGGAAAAATACGTTGCTCTTGCTGGTTACGAACTCCGAGGCGCTTTCTTTGCACGCTTGGTACATGCGATTGAATGATGGCCGACTCTGGCCCTTCATGCCGTAGTAATGGTTAGCGCCACCCTTGCCATCGTTGGTCACCTTCATGGCCTTCTCGCCATCTAGGTAGACGGTGGCTTCAAATGCATGTGTTTCTTCGGATGCCCATACTGAATACTTCACGCCCTTTAGACTGAGCGGTGAACTTTTGGATAGTGTCATTGTGTAAACCTCGTTGCTTTGAGTTGAGTGATAATCATAATTGCAATGGAGTATCAATTACAAGGATTTAATTTCGGTTATTTAAAACCTGCCTGTCGGTGGGTATTTTGGGGGTGGAATCTGCCCCACCCCCTCTCTCAGTCCCTTCCTAGAGACTTTCTCCCCCCGCCCCATACCAAGGGGTGGGTGCGGCTTGCGGCCTTTAGCAGGGATCTGGGTGCGTCTGATAGCTTGCGGCCTTGATCTTATATATAAAGCTTGCGGCCTTGCGGCCTATAAGGATCCGCGGATCGCGAAGGTGGGGGTGGGAGGGGATTGCTCCCCTGATTGGGCCTTCACACTATCTCTTCCTTCCAGGAATCGAGCAGTTCTTTAATGGATGCTTCGACATCGTCGCGCTGCTCCTCATCGAAGTAGTACTTGCCATTGCGTGCAAGGAAAGCTTTCATTACGGGAAGTTCCCACAGTTGCTCTTCTTCTATAGAAAAGCATAACGATACCTTGACGATGTCGCTTATCATCTCGCGCTCATCTTCGTTATCCATGTCGAACATCGACCTAATGATGTTGTAGATAATCTTGTCTTCTGACTCGGTTACGTCAAGCCTAAACATCTGTTCGCCCATTTCCTGTTCATGGTTTGCGAAAGTAAAAATTGCCTGCGCGTTCATGTAGTTTTTACGAGTAGTCATAGTGGCGTCCCTTCAGTGATATTTGTAGCTAATGTTTTTAATGCGAGGGTTCCAGCATGCGCGGCAATCGGCGCACTTATTACCCTGCTTGGATGATGGACACTCTCGCCCTATCGGCTTGCCTAGTTTGTGCACTGTGCTAGTGAGCGCGAAGCGCTTAGAAGGTTCACCGTCTACCATTGCGGCAGATACGCGCACGATTAGATTGCTTGGGAATTTGCCGTGCTTGCGTAGATAGCGCGACACAATAAATTTTTCGTGTGTCGGTAACCAATGCTTCGTGTCAGGCGTGGCGATTGCTACGCGCACGATGTCGGCTAGCATTTCATCACTCTGCAAATCGCCGCTATCAAACCAGCGGAAATAGTCTGCGTTATTGATTGCCGACACCATGTTGTCCACCCATCCGCTCGTATTGATGAGCGATAGTCGGCGCTCGTGTGCGTTCTTGGTGGGTGTCCATTTGTACGCGCCCTTTTGTGCATAGCATGTACTGCATATGCTGCCTTCAATCTGGGCAAGCTTGCTGCCTGTTTTGCAATAGTCGGCGCTAATGCCCCACGATAGGCAAGGCATCTTGCTAGTTTTAGATAGACCGCCGACGGCAGTCCGTGCTTCGGAGACTTTCATAATTAACCCTGTTTGCTTTGGAGTATCGAGAATAACACATTTTTGTGCTGTTTGCTCGCATATTTAAAGGGATAGATTTTTTGGCCGCGTCCTTGCGGCCTTTGGCTTGCGGCCTTGCGTTTATATATTAGAGCGTGCGGCCTCGAGCTCGGCGCGGAGTATGTCTAGGTGATCGGCTATGATGGCGCTGATATTCGCCAGGGGCTCGAGGTTCTCGAGAAAGGATTGAGT